TCAGATCCCGTGAAAAGCGTTGCTATCGTGTTCGAGAGGGACTGCAGCGCACCGCCCAGCGTGTCGCGTGCGGCGACAGCGGCGCCGCCGTAGGACTCTTCGAGCGATTTCAAAACAATCGCCTGGGCCTCTCCAGCGCGCCCGGCCTCTTCCAGGCTTTTGACCAGCGCCTTTTCTGCTTCGCTGAAGCGAAAGCCCTGCCGCGTGAGGCTTGCCATTCCTTGACTGGGGACATCCAGCGCCCGGCCTACGGTCTCGGCCGCCTGAACTACGCTCATGCCCATGCGCGCAGCTGTATCGATGGTCGCCTGCATGGCGCGCGGGATCTGGTCTCCAGCGATGTTCGCGTAGGCGAGCAGATGCACCTGGGCCTGCGTGATGTCGTCGATGCTGAAAACGGACGAATCTGCCAGGGCCCGGGCCATGGAATTGAGTTGATCGGCGGTGTACCCGGCCGCATTCCCGGTGGATTTGAGTACCGCAGCAAGCTGCGCCTGGGCAGCCTGGGCCGCATTGGTGTTGCGCACAAAGGCGCCAAGCGCTGCGCCAATCGACAGGCCGCCGCCGATGCCGGCCAGAACGCCGAAGGAGCCAAGCCCGCGCCCGATGGACGATAACGCAGAGCCTATGCCGGATGCCGACGTGCGCAGGCCCTCCAGGTCACGCTTTGCGGTCTGCGCGGCGCGGCTCACGGCAGAAACGCCAGACGAGCCGGCGGCACCGGCCGTCTTCAGTCGATTCAGTGATTGTTCGACGGCAGGGCCGGACTTCGCCAGCCGGTCGAGGTCTTCCTTGGCCTTGCGGGCGTCGGAAGAGTCAATCGACATGCCAAAGTCGATGATGTCGTCAGCCATGCGTGCCCCAATAAAAAAGCCCCGCTTGTGCGAGGCCGAAAAAAGCCGCCCGAAGGCGGCGCGATATGAACAACTTGCGCTCGGTCAGTCCATAAAAAGGATCCCGGCCGAACGAACGTCAATATTGAACAGATTGATCGCGCTGTTGATCATGTTGGAACACCCGTAGTCGTGTCGGCCGCAGTCGATCTCAACAGCTATTTCGTACCCGCCAGCAAGGACGGGTCTCTTCGTGGCTCGGCCATGCAGGCGCCCGACCCTCATTGGGACGAACGTCTCTGCCATCGTCTCACTTTGAATCCTTACGCGCATCCCTGTCGCCATTTCGAGCGCACGAGGAACTGCCGCCCACATCGCCTCACATTGTCGGGCATTCGTACAGACCGGTGTGGGCTGCGTTACCTCAACAGGCGCCCGTTGCGCGCCACTCGCCGCGCACGCGCTCAGCATGAACGACGCCACCACAACACACAGCCTCCTCATGCCCATCTCCCGTATCGTTTTGATACAGGCACTGTACCCCTAATCTCGCATCGCCGCCATGGCCGCCGCCTCCATCGCGCGGATATCGTCGAGCATGGCGTCATACGCATCGCCGCCCAGATTCATGCGATCCAGCTCATGGAACACCGGACCGTAATCAAGGCCGTAGACGCCGCCCGGGCCCACGCGCCATTGCGTTGACAGGCGCAGGAAAAACTCGACAGGGACCACGTTCTGCGGCCACAACGGAACGTCTGGAAAATCCTCTGGCGACACACCAAAGGCCGCCGAAGCGTTCAGGTCGCGGCTGGCGAAAAGTTCCGCTGCGACCGCCTTCAGTTTCCCCGGCGCGCTCCCACGAGTTCACGCAGATAGGTCGTGATGAACGCCGTGGCAGCTCCGGGGTAGTTGGCGAGCAGCACGATGAGCGTGTCGTCCGAGTACGGCACGATGTCGTCCTTCCATCCAACCAGGATCTCGCGCACGGCGTCCAGGTCGAATTTGTGTTCGGCCAGGTACTTGTCGCGCTCATCCGTGGTTTTGTGGCGAAACTCGCAGTCGATGTCGAACGCCTTGCCGTCTCCGGGCGGCTGAATGGTGACGGCCGCCCGGAAGGTCGGGTCAGGTTGCAAGATGATTGCCATATCGACCCTTACGGAAGCTTCTTGTAGGCCTTGAAGCTCGGCGCGGCCAGCGTGAATGCGGCGTTGTTCACCATGATCTGGCCCTGGGTGAGCGTCGGTTGCGCATTGAAGCCGATGTAGACCGCGTAGACGATCTCGTTGCCCGAAGGCATGAGCAAGCGCAGCGGACGGATTTCGGCGGTTTCGTCAGCGCGCACCATCTCCGTGTAGTACTGCGGCATGTCGTCGTCGTAGGCCACGTCGAACGTCACGGTGACGGGGTTCTTGGTCGTGGGCTTCTGGCGCTGCAGACGCTCGGCCAGGTACTGCCACTGGGCAAACTGTTGATCTCCGCCCGAGGTCTGCACGTTCATGACCTTGGCAATCTCGACCTGTGTAGTGACCTTCTGCACGGAGAGCGTGGGCGCGGACGGAAATACGTTGGTGTCGCTTGAGTCCACGCCCTCAAGCTCAAACGTGTTGGTGTCGGCGTTCTTTACGCGCAGCACCATGCCGTCAATCTGCGCCCAGCTCGAATGCACCATCACGTAGTCACCATCGGTCAGGCCGTGGGCAGATGCGGTAACGACTGGGGGGTCGTCGTTCGTGACGGCGGATGCGACAATTGCAGCGCCAAGGGCGGTGCCAAGGTACCAGCGCGAGCCGTCGGGAAAAAGTTCAGCAGCCATGATGTGGCCTCCAGAATCAAGATTGGTTGATCCGGGGAGGCTCGGCGCCCAGGGAGGCCTTGCGGCGTGCCTGGGCTTGCGTGCCCGGTGGTACGTACTTACTTGCCCTCTTGGGCGTGGAGCCAGCGCTCCCATGCGGCAATTGCCGCCTTGACCGCCCGCAGAAGGCTGCGATGCAGTTCAATCGTGGTCGGGTTCATCAGTCGCCTCGCGTTGCGCGATACCTGCAATCGAGCGGCACGACAAACCTGTCGGTGCTCTGAAGCGGCGGGCGCGCGCTCATGGGGGTAGCAAGCAGCACGCTGGCTGCGCCATGCGAGAGCCGCGTCTTGGCCGGGTACAGAGCGCAGATGGTGTCAATGAGACTGTCCACCGGACCGATGCCAGCGGCAGCGACGATGCTCACCTGAAAGACGCCACCGTAAACGGTCGCCCCACCAGCCATGGCATCGTCCACTGTGTTCGCGGGCATGAGGTTCGTTCTCAGATACAGTCCTGCGGGCGGGGAGAACGGCACGTTCTCGAAAGCCACCTGCACAGCAGGCGTCTGCGCCTTCGCCCACTGGTAGATCACGTCCTCAAGGGCAGCGCGGATGTCTTCGTTCATAGCTCGCCCCGGACAAATTTGCGGATGGCGTCTGGCAAGTCGGCAATCGTCACACGCACCATGCCCTGCGGGGATTTGCTCGACCAGCCCTCGTATTCGATCCGACGCGCATAGGGCAGCGCGGTCGTTACGAAAAACTTCGGGCCAGCTACCTGATCCTGCATAGCTGCCGCGATGCGATTTATGGTCGCAATCCCGGCCTTGTCAGCCGGGTACTCGGCGCGCTCAGGATGGCCGACACCGAAGCTCCACGAGCCGCGCAAGGCGCCTGTCAAAACAGGCGTATTCATGACAACGCCCTGAGACGCAAGGATGACGCACTGGCGCACAGCCTGGTCAATGTTGCCCTTGGCCTTTTCGACCAGGCGCGTGAGGTCTACGGAGCCGGTCATTTGCGAAGCAGCGCCTCATAGAGCACGGGGATTCCGGCCGGAGCCGTGGTCTTGACCGCGATGACGGCCAGATCCACGCCAAAGGCCTGCACGCGATCAGGCGGTCCGAAGGTGGCGGGCACCCCGGCGGGCGAAAGGATCAGGTGCTTGTCGCCTGCCTCGATCATGGTGCCGGCGGCAAACATGGTGCCCGCGCGGTTCAGATCGAACTCGAACACGCAGCCCGTGCAATCAAATTCCTTGTCCTTGCCCTGGGCCGTGCCTTCGCCCGGCACATAGGTCGTCTCGCCGGGGCGCACGATGGTCACGGGCCCGCCGAACTTGGCAAGCATCTTGTCGGCGCGACCAGCGATGCGCGGGTAGTTGTAGGCCATCAGTCGTCCATCTCTCGCAAGGCTTCAGCGCCATCGACGCCGATCAGGTCCAGCCATTCAGCAATGATCAGACGCATGATTTCGTCGCGGTAATCCAGATCATCGACCGTCAGTTGTCCTCGCGCCACGGCCTCGAAGAATGCGACCGGGATAACGTGAACGGTGTTTGCCTGCGTCGTGATCGTGATGTGCGGGCGATGGTCGTCCAACGAAACGACGGCGCACATCAATCGATCCTCCGAAACGCATAGCTGCCGATGTCCTCACGCCCGAGATCCGTCTCTGCGGTGTTCGCCTCGACGCACTCGAAACCCTGCTCGCCAAACCAGCGGCGCAGCCCCGCGTCGGTGAAGTACCAGATGTGCTCACCCGGTCGAAAGTGCTTGCTTGTCATGCAGTGCTCAACATCAAGAAAGATCGGCAGGCTCACGAACACCCATTTGCGGGCAGTGGCCACAGCACCGGCCGGGGTTTCGATGTGCTCGAGCGAATCCCAGAAGGTCAGCGCCTCATGTTCGCAGTCGTACAGGTCTCGATACAGCCCGCGCACTCGCAACCAGGCAATGCCCGTCGGGTTCACGTCAAAGCCGCAGGTGTTGCCGCCGGCGTTCATCCGGGCCGTCACGAACTGTCCGCAGCCGATGCCCACGTCCAGCACGTCGCCCGCGTGATGCCGGGCCACCAGATCGAGCCGGGATCTTGTAAGCGCCCGCCCCATGTCGGTGTCTGCCATGCACACGTACTTATCGAAGTACGCGGCGTCATACGCAACCGGCGACGCATCAAGGTGGCCGATGCCATCATCCCAAACCAGGCGCGCAGTCATCAGACTCTCTTCAAAAACCGCACGCCGCCAAGGTTCACCGAGGCGATGTTCATCATGAGCGCGTCCACGATGGCCAGACGCACCTGGCCGCCGTTTGTCGGTGCCGCGTAGGTCGTGGAAATGGGCCCCACGGATTCAGAGACCGTGGCACTTGGTTCGACGTCGGTGAAAAGGACGTCGATGCGCAGTGCCGCCTCCACAGTTGCAGCGAGCAGATCCGGGTGCAGGGGATCGATGTATTGCGTTTGCGGCGCATAGCGCAGGCGGATGTACTGCGTGGCTTGCCGAAGCGCCGCCTCTTGCGCGCCATCGTCGCCTGGCCAGCCATCCCGGCCCATTGCCGCCACGTACTGCGCAGCCTGGGCAGTCGTTACGTAGCTCTCATAGCCATCGTCAGGTGCCACGATCAGGGTCATAGCGTCTCTATCCAGTTTTCCAGCGTCTTGCCAAAGTCCGTAATGGTCTTTCGGCAGTCGTGGTGAAAGTCGTTGCACCAGCACGGGTCATCTGGCCAGGCGTAGGTGATGCGATGCTCGCCCATCGTCAGCCTGTCGGGTGCGTTGCGCTGCAAAAAGCCACCCAACACGCACAGAAGCGGCACGCCAGCAGCCATGCAGGCCGGCACGATCCAGCCGATGCCTCCAACAGCGCAGGCCGCGTGTTGCACAAGCGCCAGCATTTCGGTCACCAGCAACTCGCCGTGCTCGAAGCGCACGTCGGCATAAGGCGCGGGCTCCAGCATCCACTCATCGGCAACGTTCACGTCGGCCACCGATACTACGGTGAATCCCGCCTCATGCAGCGCCTGGGCGGCCTGTGCGATGTAGGTCGGATCAGGAGCCCGAGATTCCACAAGCCATTCACGGCGCAGCGTCACAGGCCGCACAACAGCTACCCTGTTGCTCGCCACGGACGACGGCCCGAAGTCCGGCAGGTCAAACACCGGGTCAGCCACACCGCAACGCTCGGCCATCTGTGCCGGGATGGATACACCAGCATCCAGATCTCGCGACTCGTAACAGGCGTACTTCAGTACCGCCACCTCTGGTCTTTCGACAAAGCGCGGACGGCGCCTGCTGTTTTCGCGCACGATCGAGCGCAGGCCCGACTCGAACGGCACGCAGCGATGCTCGGGGAAGATCTCCGGCCAGGCTGTCCGAACGTAGGCATCAGGCATGCGGTTGGCCATGCCTCGCGCATAGATCGAATCGCCTATACCGCCGCCCATCGTTACGAGGATCGTTTCTTCCTGGGCCTTTTTTCGGTGCTCGGTGCGGCCACGTCGAGCCCCGGAAAACCCGCAGCCGGCAGCAGGTGGTCGATGATGAACGCCTGAGCGACTCCAGACCTCATCTCGTCCCACGTCCACTGTCCGTAAGCCACGCGGTTGAAGTAGGCCTGGCGCACCTCGACGGACGGCAGGCTGCCGGAAAGCTCCGAATAGGGCGCCGAAAGTGTGCTTTCCACCGGCACACCGGCCAGCAGCGCCTCATGGCCAGCATTGCTGTTGAGCGTCACGACACACCGGGCACCTGCCAGGGCCTCTTCGAGCGTTTCGGCCTCGCAGACCGGCAGGCCATAGTCGCCATCTGCGAGCGGGTGCGGACGAATGACCATGTTCGGCCAGTCGAGTGCCTGACACCAGGCGCGCAGCTCGTCGCGGCTCATGCCGTGCGACTTGTCTCCTGGCGTTTGCACGCATACAAGCGCGTAGCCCTTGGGGTCGCCGCCACGGGCCCGGATCTTCACCCCCAGGGCCTCGAAGCGATCGGACGGGCAGGCAAAAGGCGGGATGACACCCAGACCATTCAAGGACGCCTGCCAGTGGCCAGTCTTCCAGTCGTGGGCGTAGTTGGCACGGGCCACATAGCCGTAGTCGAGCACGATGACGGGCACGTCAAGCGCCCGATATTCGGCGAGGATCTGCTCGCCCTTGCCCTGCAGGCTGTAGAGCGCGACCGCATCAAAGTCCTCGACGCAGCCCGGCCCCCAGTCGGGAGCCGAACGCAGGCACGCATCGTGGCCGAGCACCGAGAGGCCATCTGCGAAAGCCTGGCCTCCCGGGAACCCGTCGCGTCCGTAGACACCCCAGCGCATCAGCGGCTCTTGACGACGACGCCGGCAAACGACTTCTTGTCGGTCACGGCTTGAGCCCAGTTGCTGCCCGTGCCAAGCGTTGCGTCGTTCGGGTTGGCGCCAGATCCGGTCACCCACTTAAAGCCCTTCACGCCCGCGTTGTAGGCATATTCGCCTTGCAGCCGGATGACGAGGTTCTCAAGGCCGGTCACTTCGTCGAGCACCACGCGCTCGGTCTCGGTGTTCTCGAGCACGATGCCCTGGGTGGTCAGGCCCAGCGTGTGGTAGTCATTGTAGGCACCGGAGCCCGAGCCACCAGCCACGACGAGCGCGTCCGAGTCGGTCACGATGACAGGCCGATTCAGGGTCAGGGGGTTTGCGCCCTGCACCACGACGCCCGAGACGATGTCGCCATTGGCCGACGTGCCGATCTGGTGCTTCATGAGGTCGAACCAGACCTTGGAGTGCATGACCCAGGCGGTGACGTTGCCCGCAGCGTCGCCGAATTTGGACAGCCCCTCGACCAGTGCGGCGGTCGTGATGGTGCCATTGGCGTCGACGGTATGCAGCGTGTTGCCGTTATTCACGAGCGCGGCGCGGGCAGAACGCAAGCCGGAATTGAGCATCTCGACCTGCATCGACTTGCCCACCATGTTGCCTAGGAGCACCGAGAAGGCCTGCGGCGTCATGTCCATAGCGACCTTGGCAAAGGCGTCATAGGTCTGCGAGACGGGCCCGATTTTGCGGTTGAGCTTGACGCTGATGATTTCATCCATCGCCAAGAGCAGGTCGGTAGCTTGCGAGGTCGAAGTCGTGTCGCGGCGCGTAACCAGCCCCGCGATGTTCTTGAAAAACGACTCCTTCGCGTACTCACCGCGCCGGGAAACGGACGTGAGCGCAATCGCACCCCCCGCCGCGTTGAAGTAGTTCGACGCCTGCATGAGCGTCTCGACGACGCCACCGCGCAGCTCGTCCTGGTAAATCTTGAAGTTGGAAGCTTTTCCGATAGACATGATAAAGGTGTCCTATAAAAGGGAATTACTGATAGTCGGCGGTGAGCTTGTCCTGCCATTTGGACAGGCCGTGCTCGGAGATGAACTGCGCCTTTTCAACGGCGCTCATCTCGGACGCCTTCTTGTTGACACCCTTGGTGCCTCGGTCGCCGGTCTGGCCGGCGCCTGCGGCCCTAGGCCACAGATGCGGTGCTGTTTCCTTTAGGGACTCTGCCCATTCCAAGGGACTGAGCGGGGTTTTCCCATCCTTGCCGAAGATGACCTCATCATTGTTCATCGCCACGGGCTCGCCGGCATCGTTTAGCTGGAAGGTGCCGCGCGCCCGCAAGATGATGTCGTCGGCTGCCTCGGGCAGTGCGCCCGCCTTCGTTGCCGCCTCGCGGATCGAATCCGACAGCACCTTGTCGCGGAAACGATTGGCAAAGGCCTCGGACGCATCGGCCCGGTCCTTTTCGGCCTGCAACTGCTTGGCGAGGTCTGCGCGAAGACGTTCGGTGCGCTTGGCAAGCACTTCCTCGATCTTGCCCTCGGCGATGAGCCGCGTTTCTTCGTCCTCGCTCGCCTTCTTGAGCAGCCCCTTGACCGCCTCGATGTCCAGCCCATCGAATTGCCCCTTGAGCGCATCGAGGTCTGCCTTCGTGGTCTTGAGGCTGCCAAGCAGTTCAGAGTTCTTGGACTTCAGACCCGCCACAGCCGCGTCGATCGCGTCCTTGCCCTTGGCAGAGAGCGCGTCCTTGA